TATTGTCGAAAATCCCTTGCCTAACGATCCGGAAAATATCAAGTTGAGCAAAGCGCAGTTTGTGGCGAAGATGAGGCTTCGCAGGGAGAAAGAAGCCAAGATAGCCGAATTTGCAAAAACCCTTGATGCAGGAGAGAACAAGGCCGAAGAATCGAAGAAAGAACCTGCCGAAACTACTGAGGCGCCTAAAAAGGCACCTGTTGAAGAAAACAAACCCAGGCGTGGAAGACCAAAGAATATCGCCTAATGGAAGATTATCGCTGCAAGTTTTGTCATCGGCTTTTGGGAAAAGGAAAAATAGAGATTGGGATTGTTTCTATCAAGTGTCCCAAATGCCATGAAGTTTCAGTTTTCGGAGACAAGAACGCAGAGAAGGTTTTGGATTTGAATAATAGTTAGAGCGCTTAAAGCGCCCGGAATACAGAGAGCGTCAAGAACGCCCATATCAGGAGCAATCCTGGTGTGGGCTTTTTTTATGGGTTGCTTCACTTACCCGAAAAGAGTGATGGAAGAAAAAAGGATGCTCCGTTATCCGGTAAAAACGGTGGTTCAAAAGGAGAAAAACATGCCAGGACTTGACAAAGAGGAAGCAAAGAAAGACCTTGAGGGACTTTTGGAACAGGGCAAGTCTTCTATCCAGAAACAGCAGGAATCTCTTTTGACTCCAGAACAAAAGAAAGCGCAGGAGGAAAAGAAGGTTCAGGACGCCAAAGACGCCGAGACAAAAAGGCTTGAAGTCGAAAAACAAGCCAAACTCGACGCCGAACTTTTATCCAAGAAAGACGAAGAGATAAAAGATGAGGCGGAAAAGAAACGCAAGACTGAACTTCTGGAAAAGAGGGCAAAAGAAGAAGATGCCAAGCTCTCCGCAGAGGAGCGGATTGAGAAAATCAAAGCCGCGACCCAAAAACGCATTGATGAGCTTTCCAACAAGCTGAAAGAAACACAGGACAAAAGCTCGAAGGAAGCCCAGGTATTGCGTCAAGAGTTAGAAACCCTTCGGAAAGAGAAAGAAGCCCCAAGAGAAGAAGATGTCTTGACTTTGGTTGAAAGAGAAGAATCCGAAAGAGTCAGGAAATATCTTGATGAAGATAAATCTTTGCCCCTTGATAGGCGTCGGGAAATGCCGGACGAAGAGATTGACGAGTGGCTGCTTACAGACCAAAAAGCGGCTATTGCCTGGATTCAGCGCAGAGAGTTTCGCAGGGAAATTGAAAAGCGCCAGAATCTTCTGCTTAAACAGCAGGAGGGCGTTTCCAAGAAACTCTTTGAAAGGCAGACTCAATCTTATATGAGGGTTTTGGAAAAACATCCGGAGTTAAACATCGTAGCACGGAAAAAAGAACTCATGGATGGTGGAATGTCGGAGGATGAGGCAATCAGCGAAATACGGAAAGACAACAAGAAACTCCACATCATGCTTGATTATTCCGAAAAACATCCTGAATTAAAGACAAATCCTCAAGCTCCAGAACTGGCAATGAAAGAAATGGAAAAACTCCTTGAAGGAAAAAACGAGAACTCATCCGAGGTTGATGAGCTTAGGAAGCAGGTGGAAACCTTGAGCGCTGAAATAGCCCGTTTGAGTTCTACAGACGAGGGCATAGGGTCAACATTGCAAAGGAAAAAAGAGGCAGATAAAAGCCTTACGGAAGCCGAGAACGCTATGGTTGAAACCATGCGGGCGAACAAAGCTACCCAAGTGATGATTGATTCCGCCCTAAAGAAGTTCAGAGAAAAGAAAAAATAATGACCACTAACAAAAATGAACGTAAGTATTCATTTTACATTTGCGGACGGTGCAGGGGGAGTATTCCGTTTTTAAAGACAAGACCCAAAGTCTGTCCCCAATGTGGTTATGGTCATGGATCGAGAGATGTAAATTCTGTTCCTTCCAGCTTGAGATTGAATCTTAGGAATTTAAGCCAAGAGGATTCAGGGTCAAGGGGGAAGTCAGAAGAAACTACTATCTCAAGCAGATAGTTCATATTGGAGGATTCTATGAAATTGACACGATACCAGGCCAATGGGTTTATTCCCGTTAGTGAACCGCCTGCCCGCAGAAGGGCGCTTGCGGCTACGGTGACAATCGTCAAGGGCGACGTTCTTCAGGATAACGGAAGCGGTTACATGACGAACGCTGGAACGGCTTTTGCGGCGACCCACATGGGGGTTGCGGCAATCGGTGTAGTCGGAGATTCAAGCACGGAGTATGTCGAATACTACCCGTTAGACACAAAAACGCAGTATTCGGTTCCCGTTGCGGCAAATGCAGTTATCACCCGTGATGCGATTGGTTCAATCGTTGATCTTGAGGCCAATGATGATATTGACATCAGCGATACCGTTTCTGAAGGTATCGGTTTCATGATTGACGACATTGACATCTCGGCTGATGCGATTGCCGCCAACACCTACGGTTACGCCATCGGTCACTTTGTTGTGGTTGGGACGGAAGCGTAGCCTGAAAAATCTGGAAACACAAGATTAAAATCGGAGGATTGCTATGACACGTGCAGAAATGCTTGATCTATTTACGCCGATCTATGATGAGTTTGCCATGATGAAGTTTAACGCTCCTGGCAATGCTCACCTGGCGTGTTTCGATGAAATCGAAGACCCGACGAAGGACTACATCACTAACAACATGTCCGGACTCGGCGAATGGCAGGCGGTGGATGAGGACAGCGATACTGGACTCGACCACTTCATCATCGGGTATGAAAAAACGAATACCCAGCAGAAATACCGTAAATACTTCTATGTCTCGTTTGAAGTCAACGAGCAGATGGAGTATGCGGAGTTGAAAAAGAAAATCGTCCGAGCCGAGGCATTGGGTTCTGGCGGAAAGACGGCTGTCCTGAAACAGACTGCCGCAAAGCTCTACAACGGTTTTACTGTTGCAGGGGCAGATGGCTATTACACGTTTTATGACAGCCATCCGAAGAATCCGGAAGAGACGGGAACGACCTACGACAACCTCTTGAGCGGTGCTTTTTCTCATGACGCTCTTGAGGACGCTGAAGCACAGATCGCATCCGAGCATTTTGATATGGATGGTGATCCTATTGCTTTGGCCGAGAAGCCGATCCTTCTCTATCCGCCTGCCTTGAAAGGCCCTGTTTCAAGGGTTCTTGCTGAAAGAGCGGGGGAGAGGCCTGGCACAACGCTCCGTGACATCAACATCTACGCTGGGGCATATACCCCTATTGAGTCTGTTTATCTGTCTGCGGCAATGGGCGGGTCAGACACAGCGTGGTATATCATCTTCCCTGGGACGAAGATGTTGAAGCTCGTCTGGGCGCAGAAGCCGCAGTTTGCCTCATGGATTGACAATCTCAAGCAGAGATATTACTTCGACGGGTGGGAACACTTCCTCGTCGCTATCTCTGACTGGAGATTCGGCTTCGCTTCCACAGGACTATAACTTAACGGGGTAAAAAAGGATAGCGGAAAGGGGACAACATGAAAAGAACGATGACATTCCTGCTTATCCTGTTAGGTTTGTTTTGTTTAACTTATCAGGTTCAAGCAGCCGACGACGATATATACAATGACGGGCAATGGCGGATTACCACATCCGCTTTGCAGCCGGTCGCAAACAACACGGAAGACATCGGAACCGCTTCTTACCAGGTGAATGACATCTTTTGGAATGGTGTCTTGACTCCTGGGTCGTCTGCAAGCTCAAAAATCAATTATGAAGTCGTGACGGCAACAACGGACACGCTTGTTGCCACGGATTCGGGCAAGGTAATGATTTACACGTCAACGAACGATACGACGGTTACTTTGCCTGCGGCGACGACTTTGGGGACGTATTTTATCATCTTGTCTCCTGAAGGTATCGTCAGCGTTGATCCAGCCACGACAGACGACACGATCATCTATGATCCGAGCGGAACAGCTTTAGCCGCAGGAGATAAGATGACGGCGGCGGCAACGGGCGATAGCGTTACGCTTGTTTGCGGAGCAACAAACAAGTGGTATGTGGTGAACAGAATCGGGTCTTGGACTGACGGTAATTGATAGGGAGTCTATGACCATCATAAAAACGCTGATAGGTTTCGGGATAACAGTCATACCGTTTTTAATGTTCTCTGGATATGATACCAGGCAACCAAAAATGGTATTGGCTCTTATTGTTTCTTTTCTCGTAAGCCTATCAGCGTTTTTCTTTGGGTTGTTCAAACCAGTCAAAAATATCTTTGCCATATTCCTGATGGCATTTCTGGTTATCAATATTTATTTAGCCCCAAAAATAAATCTTCTGTTTTTTGGCATACCGATTATCAACCCGTGGGTATGGGAAACAGGAGCAAAAATCCTTGTGTTTTTCTTATTTTATTGCGTCATGTCAAGCATTGACCTTGATAAGCATGATAGAAACCTTTTTGTCTCTGCAATGGTCTGGTGTGGATTTATCTTATCTGTCTATGCCTTGTTTCAATTTATCGGAGCAGATCAGTTTGGGCGTATGAGAGATGGGAACCCATTGTTCAATTCTTCAGTTAATATCTGCGCTTCCCTGGGGCAGAGGACTTTATTTTCTTCTTTCGTTGCCATGATTATCCCTTTTACTATTTATCAAAAACGATGGGCCTTTGGTCTTGTCATGTTTTTGGCTTTATATCTTTCAGACAGTCAGGTTGCATGGATGGCTACCATTGTATCCGTTATAGTTTACTTCTCTTTAAAAAATAAAGTCCTATTTGTTCTTGGGGCACTTCTTTTTCTGTTTTGCGTTTCCGCTGTCATTTACAGCCCATTCTCAAAAAATCCATCTTTGATGAGGATAACGGATACATCGGGACGAACGTATGTTTGGGACAGGGTTCTGGAAAGCACGACAAGGCCCTTAGATGGATCGCAAAAAAGTTATCCGGCGACCGGAATGGGCATTGGCAGTTTCCAATATTTGGTTTATGAACACATTCCAGAATTAAAGGGTTTCCAGGGAAACGTCCGATGGATAGAAGCCCACAACGAATACATCGAATGGCTTTATACGTCGGGGGTTATAGGTCTTGTTTTGATGTTGCTTGTAATTGTGTGGATCGTAAAGTCAAGTTTTATCCCGTGGACAGGATTATTTTCTCTTGAACCTGAAAGGCGTGCATTATTGGCCTCTTTTATCTGTATATGCGTTTGTGCTTTTGGGACGTTCGTTTGGCATTTGGGTTCACATATTTTTTACACGCTTGTAATCGCAGGATTGTTATCAAAACCGAAAGGAGATTTAACGTGAGGAACAAAGCCAAAGTTGTGTTTTTCTTATCTGCCGTTTGTCTTATTTTGTGTTTCAATCTTTCCACTTTTGCTTCGGAACTGATACGGACAAAAGTCATGGACAACGTGACTGTTGGAGCCGGAAGCAGCAATGTCTCAAGTTCCGTCAGGGTCAAAAGGGCGTCTTTTGACAGGAACTTTGGGATACTTGTTTCAGCCAATGATACGGTTACTATCACTCAGCAATGCTCAATAGACGACTCAAACTGGTATGACCCTTATCTTTCTAATACATCGCAGACTGGTCAGGTCGCTACGGCGGATGCAAAATACGTTACTTTTTCTCCCATAGTTGCTCCATATATCCGCTTCAACGTATCGGCGACCAATTCGACCAATGTGACTTTAGAGCTTATCAGGAGCGAGGATTAAGATGACTTTATCTGAAATCATCCAGCTTTTCATGGTGGATTAAGGATTTTACGGTAAATTTTATGAAACTTAGTATGTTCAGCATTATTCGGAAACAACATAAGGTTCTCAAGTCTATTATCAGATGGATTTCCGTTGATATGATGCACAACTTCCTCGGAATTAAGATACCGTCCAAGGTATTTTTCCATTACCAAGCGATGCTTGAGAACATATCCACTCTTAGTAGTGAATGGATGCTTTCTTTTGAGAACAAAGGTATATCCTTTGGAATGTTTATATTTTCCACCTTTCCACATCTTATTATTTTTTCCAATTATTCTTTCATCTCCTTTGTGAAATTTAGTTTTTATAAAATTGCATGGCTTCCCTTTTTTAGCCAGACTCATTTTTTCGAGAGTTTTTTGGGAATGTTTTCTACCATAAAAAGGATTATTTTCCCTGCGCAAAAATATTGTGTATGCAATATTTCTACATTGAATCGAACAATATTTACCATATCCTTTTTTAATATATTTTTGTTTTTGAAAGCAATTTCTTACATAAAATTCTTTTTTACATATTCCACATATCCTTTTAATCATGTTCTCCTTCAAATTAAAAAGCCCCTTTCGGCGTGTCTAATAGAAACGGTTAAGTTTCTGCGCTTACTCAGGGCTCTATTTTTGGATATAAAAATACCGTTTCTATTAGACATTAAAAGTATAACACAGATAAATATATTATCAATATAAAAGGAGTATTGATGACTTTAACAGAAATAATTCAAATCTTCCGAAGCGAAAATCCTGAATTGACTGATAAAGTAATTAGTGATGTTTTACTAAAAAAATGGTGTATTCAGGGAGATAAGGAAGTCTGTGCTTTGACAAGATGTATCGTTGGTGATTCTACGATTGTGTCTGTCGCAAGTTCATCCGTATATGACACGAAATATGACCTTGAGGCGGAGATAGACAAGTTTTTCGACATTGATGATTTCCCCGGTGGCGGGGTAAGTTTTGATGATGAACCGCTTGAAAAAACGACTGTCGCTGAACTTGACAAAGAAGATTCTTCGTGGAGATCGAGGAGCGCCGGAACTCCTGAGAAATGGTATCGCAGGGGAAAATTTTTATATTTTGATTATCCTATTTCTACAGCCGATCTTGAAATAAGGGTCTATACAGTTTTAGTCAGCGACGATTTTGTGGGGGATGATACGACCCCATATAACCAACTTTCGCATTTGGAGCCATATCATTACGGGATCAACAAATATCTGCAATGGAAAGCAAAAGCGAAAGTCGGAAAGCCTAACGAGGCCCAAATCGCACAGGCAGAATTTTTTGATTATGCCAAGTTTATGAAATCCCAGATAGGCGGCAACAGGTTCAGTCCTGTCCGGATCACCTCAAAACAGAATCTCTATCATAACCCAAACAGCGGAAGATGAAAAAATTAAGTTTTCTATTCCTGTTTTTATTCTTGACTGTAACGGCGTCGGCTCAAGACAATTCATTCAAGAATAAAATCTATTCAATATCCGATTTTGGAAAAGGATTGAACACAAAAGTTTCTTCATTTTCTATTCCTTCCAATCAAGGCGATATTGTTGAAAATATAAGATTCAATACCAAGTTCGGTTCTTTGTCAAAGAGAAGCAAGATTTTGACCTATGGCACAGCTTCATCAACAGAGGCCATAACAGGAATACATAGGTTATATCTCAATGACGGGACAAAAGTCTTAATCGTCAATCATGGCGATCAGATAGATACTGGCAACGATAACACAGGGGCTTTTACCAAGATACTTGATCTGACCACAGGCGATTATCGCTGGCAATGGCTGACATGGAACAATATTGCCATCGGGATGGATGGTTATAACCAGCCGATCAAATATGACGGTTCATCTGCATCTGCGACCTATTTGGGAACCTGTCTTGCTACTGTAACAGACACCGCAGGCAACCCAAGCGGAACCTATACTTACAAAGTCACCTTTTATACTTCATCCTACGAGGTGGCTTTCAATGTGGCTTCAAATCCTGTTTCTCCTTCCAGTAAAAAAGTCCAACTTTCTATGATTCCCATTGGGCCAGATTCCTATGGCGGTGAATCTGTGATAGGGAGAAAAGTCTATCGTGTTGAAAGTGGCGTATGGAAACTTTTGTCGAATGGAACAATAGCCGACAACTCCACATTGACGCTTCTGGATGACGACGCAACGGCGTCTGGGGCCACATACCCAACTACATATACTTGCACTCCACCGAAAGGAAAACTTTGTCTCATCCATTATAACAGATTATTCATAGCCAATAATCCTGACGAACCATCGGCTCTTTATTATTCAGATGATGGTTCTGCTGATTATTTTGTTCCATCTGATTATCAATTCAATATAAGACCAGATGACGGCGATCAGATAACATTTATCAAGAACTTAAAAGGGCTTCTTGTTGTCGGAAAAGAGAATACCATCCAAAAGGTCTATACGGATGGCGCGACTCCTTCAACAGACTGGTCTATATCCGATCCTTTCTCAAACATAGGTTGCAGGGCGATGTATTCAGCCCAGGAAACACCTTTGGGTATAGTGTATTTATCTAACGATGGTTTATATAAATTTGATGGTCAAAATTCTTATCTTATCAGCGAGGTCGTAACGCCAGAGATCAATGATATTCTGGAATCAAACTTAGGTTATTGCTGGGGGCAGTATTACAAAAGTCAGTATTTTATGGCTTACCCGTCAAAAAAGACATCTACGGCAGAAAACAACAGGATTTTGGTTTTTGATATGCTCGCCAATGCTTATGAGATAGATATATTTTCAGCAAACTGCTTTACGACCTTCAATTCAGGGACTGACTGGGATGTGTTGTATTCCGGTTCATCTACAGATGGAAAAGTTTATGCTCACGATTCACAGACACACGAGATAAGGCACGCAAAACATTCTGATTTTTCAGGGACTTTTACCGACGCCCGCTATATCCCAACAGATGTTGGTGGAGACGCCAATTATCCGGTCATCGAGATAGCGAGAACAGAGACGATAGACGAATTGACAGGGACAATAGACGACATGGTGGGAAGCATAGACAGGGACAGCTTGACGGGAAGCTATGTCTCACCGGCTCTTTATACTGGGGCAAGCAGCTATGACAAGCTGTATTGGAATGAAAGTTTATTCTCTACTGGGGATAACGTGACTATTGCGGTGAGAAGCGCAACCTCTGATACGACGATTTCCACCGTCTCATGGTCTTCTGAATATTCAGACCCTTCTGGATCAGATATTTCAGCCGCGACAGCCGATGATTGGACTCAATACAGGATTTCTTTGACCACAGATGATTACGACCATTCTCCCATTTTATATAATTTTGTCAGATTGACCTATTTCAAGGAGCCGTCATCTGGAGAAACATCAATACCCATACGCTGGAGATCGGGCTATTTGGATCTTGGCGTTCCGGC